ATTTCTGGTTCGTCAGAGTCCTGCCTCGCTGAACATCAACAGCACCAATTTCCGCATTCTTTTCCGAAACAACATCTACAATATCACAGGATTGATTCTGATTTGTAGGGCAAATGCCCTACATTTAATTCATTAATAGTATACCACAAGCACATATACAAAGTCAATGAAAGGCAGGTGAAATTTTGTTTTACACACTCATTCTCGAAAACGAAACAGGTCAGCAGATAGACCTGTCCAGAACCGCAAACCGATATATGTTCTCCAAAATCAAAGGACTTGATCCTCCGATAGGAACAGTCAGTACCTCGAATTATGCAGGAATGAACGGCAGTTACCTCAATAACGCCTTCATTGAAAAGCGAAATGTGGTCATTCCCTTTGAAATGCGTGGCTTTGATGTGGAACTCCGCAGACACGAACTATATCGTGTAGTCAAGCCGTCACGCTACATCAAGATATACTACTCCACAAAAAATATCTCTGTGTATGCAGAGGGTATTGTGGAAACCTGCGAGGTGGAGAACTTTGAAAAGCTGACCGATGGGCGGATTTCCATTCTCTGTCCCGATATTTATTGGTACTCCACTGAAACGCAGATTGCAGAATATTCCCGTGTCAGAGGTGCATTTCATTTTGTCTGCCCTGATAATGATGAACCGTTTCCGATTGGTATGTACAACACGCAGGATATGATGACTATCAACAACAGCGGTGATGAGGTCGGATTCACCCTTGAAATCAGTGGAGGACCTGCGAAAAATCCGACCATTTACAACGCTCTGACGGACGAATATATGCAGATTTCAGGCGATATTCAAAAAGGAGATGTTATCACCATAACCACGAAAACAGGCAATAAAACCGTTCTTCTGGAGCGTGAGGGCGTTGTGACAAACATCATCAACCGACTTGTTTCAGGCTCAACATGGCTGAATCTGAAAACGGGTGAAAATAAATTCTATGTCCGTGCATCAGATGGTTTAAATAACATCAAAGTCCGCCTGATACACCGAAATGCGTACTTAGGAGTTTGATTTATGCAGATCGAAATTTACAATATGACTGTCTTGAATGATAAACTGAATATTTCACTTGAGGCTGTCTGCGACAGCTTTTCTTCGCTTTTATGGGATATTGAATATTACAAATGCGGTGCTTTTGAAGTATACATTGCTGCATCTCCTCGAAATATCGAAATTTTTCAGACGGGCAGAATTGTGGGACGTGATGATGACAAGGAACATTTCGGACTGATTGAATCTGTGGAACTTGAAACAGATGCAGAAGATGGCGACTATCTCATTGTGAGCGGTCGCTTTTTAATATGCCTCTTGGAGCGAAGAATCATTTATCCCACATTCAACTTTACAAAACTTGTTTCATATTCTCAGATTGTAATGAATGTGGTGCAGTATAACGCTTGTACATCGGGTATAAGAAAGATTCCGGGACTTGTTATCGGCTGTTCGTCAGGCTCTTGTTGGAATGCAAAAACAAAGTTGCAGGTCAGCTATGATAATCTGATGGAGTGGGTTTACACCATTTGCGAAAAAATCGGCGGAACTGCAAATATCAGGCTTTCCAAAATAGATAATGAGCAATATGAAATGGTTTTTGAACTTTCGCAGGGTACTGACAGAAGTATTTTACAGAAAGTAAATCCGCACATTATTTTCTCTGACAGATATAACAATCTGCTGTCTTTCACCTATTTTACAGATACATCGGTCAAGAAAAATTATGCCTATGTTTTGGGAAAAGGCGAAGGTGAAAAACGCAAGAGAACCACATATTTTGAAGGAACAGAACCTTCTTCTCTCGACCGCTATGAAGTGTATGTTGATGCAAAGGACATATCAGATGAAGAACAGGAAAATGACGAAACAAAACCATTATCCGAGGAAGAATATGCGGAACTTCTGAAAGAGAAAGGCAAGCAGAATCTTGTACCCACAAAAACAAAATCAGAATCACAGATCGCAGTGCAGTCCACACAGTTTCAATACGGTGTGGACTATTTTGTTGGCGATTTCGTCACCGTGGAACACCACAGATTTGGAATCAGACAGAATAAAATACAGCTTGTCGGAATGATTGAGAGTTTCGATCGCAACGGCAGAAATTTAACACCAACATTTAAGGAGGCTTAACATGGCATTTTCATTCGGATTTTTCAATTCTAAAAATCTTGACAGAACCTATACTGCGGAGAACTTTAACGACTATCTCGGCAGCATTATCTGTGATGGAATTCAGGACAACTTCGGACAGTGTTTCAAGCTGTCAAGTTCTAAACTAAAGCTGACAATCGGCAGCGGAAAGGCTTGGATTCAGGGACATTATTTCATTTCGGATACTGCATACACTTATGACTTATCTCGCTATGTGGACGAATCTCTGCCGAGATATATGGCGGTTGGGATTTGCTGCAACACCTCTGAAAACGTCCGTAATGTCAGCTTTGAAATTCTCGCAGGAACACCTGCCACCAATCCCGCAATACCAAGATTTCAGAACACAGATTACAAGAAATATCTCACCCTTTGCATTATCAGACTTGATGCAGGCACATCAGAACTTAGTATCACAGATTACAGAGAAAACAATAATTTCTGTGGATATGTCCGCTGTATTCTCGGCAAATGCAAGGTTACAGATATGCTTTCACAGCTTTCTGAAATTCAGACGCAGATAAAAGATTACAACATCACAGTTAGTCAGTTAACGACAAAGATAAACGAGTTAACGCTGAAAATTGATGAGATGACAGGCGATGTGGTTTCTATCGGCAAATGCGGTCAGAATGTAAATTTTGTGCTTTATTCGGACGGCAGACTGCTCCTCAAAGGCACAGGAGCAACGTTCGATTATTCTACTGACAGCAATCCGTCACCATTACAAAACAATGTACATATCAAGTCGGTTATTATTTCAGAGGGTGTTACAAGCATTGGAGAACGACTTTTTCAGTATTGCGACAATCTGAAAACAGTATCACTTCCGACAACCCTTACGGCAATCAAAAAGGCTACTTTTCTGCCACATATTGACGGTTATATTTATCATCAGAGTCTTAACGGCTTGACGGAACTGAAGATTCCGGAACGTGTCACGGAACTTGGCGTGAATGCATTTGCAGGAACGGCAATCAAGTCTGTAACTGTTCCATTCTCTGTTACAACAGTTGGTGCAATGACATTCAGCGAGTGTCAGTATCTTGAAACGGTGCGATACGGCGGCAAAGTCATTAGTGACAGAATGTTTGTACGATGCACAAAACTGAAAAATCTTACTCTTACCAGAAATGTCAAGGAAATTGCGGGTGGCTGTTTCAATTACTGTGAATCCCTGAATCAAATTACCTATGAAGGTTCTCTTGCTGACTGGAACGCTGTGAAGAAAAATACAAACTGGGACAGTCATGCAGTTGATATCGAATCTCCGCTTTCAAAAATCCAGTGCCTTGATGGATATATGGAATATGTTGCAAACACAAAAACGTGGAAGGAAGTGAAGTCATGATAAAATTTCTTGTAAAAGAACAGAACATCGAAACGCTGGAGCATGAAATCATTGCAGCAGACCAGATTGCTTTTGTGAAGATACATTTTGTGTTCGATAACAGTTGGAAACCACTGCATAAGGTGGTGCAGTTCACACAGGGGGCATTTACTTACAACAGACTTCTCGGATATGACGGAACGAGTTGCTTTCTTCCGTCAGAAATCACATCCGGTTCAGTTAAGATGTCAATATTCGGATATGATACAGCATCAAAAGAAACGGTCAGAGCGACTACTGTCATTAAGTCACTCAACATTAGACCATCAGGATTTGATGGTGAAAACAGCAACATTCCACCTACTCCTGACCTCTATCAGCAGCTTTTGCGGAAGATTTCTGAAAAAGGCAAAGACGGCAAGTCAGCCTATGAAATTGCTGTAGAATATGGCTTTGTTGGCACAGAGACTGAATGGCTTGAAAGCCTGAAAGGTGTTGATGGCAAGGATGGAGTAAATGGCAAAAACGGATGTGACGGTAGAAATGGCGTTGATGGTTTACCTGGTAAAGATGGAAAGGATGGTGCAGACGGAGTCCCCGGTCATAATGGTGCCGATGGAAAGAATGGGGTTGACGGAATCAATGGTTCTGATGGAAAATCCGCCTATATTATTGCCGTAGAACATGGATTTTCAGGTACAGAAAATGAATGGCTGCAAAGCCTGAAAGGTGCTGATGGCAAGGACGGAATCACTCCCGATATGTCAGACTATGCAACAAAAGCTGATATTGCAAATTTACAAGAGAAAATCAGGCAAATATCCGGCATCAGCTATATCTCTGTATTTGAAAATGGTTCTGATGTCTTGCAGAAATATGGCGACAGCGTTTACACTTATTACAATGACGGCTACCGTTCTCTTGCATGTTTTGCGGAGAGTTATCCGCATTTTTGCTCAACTGAAAATGAATATGCTCTGTATTTCAATCAGAACGATTTCAGTTGGGCAGGAACTGTGTTTTTGATGTTCCTTACACCAATTTCAATAACAGGTTCTATGCATTTGCTTCTGAATTATCTGGTCGGTGCATCGCAGGATGCTGAATTTTATCTTGTAAAAAAGACAGATAAAATGGGTTCTGAACTTGCTCAGTATATTTACGAGGAAATCAAAGCGGAAAATGCTTTGAAATTATCATTTAAATGGCTCTACTCCGATACTTTTATTTCTGTGATACAGTCACTTGAAAACATATCGGATGGAGAATATTATCTCGCTTTCAAAGGCACATCGGACAATTCACATCCGATGGTCAAATCTATCAAATTTATGAAGGGGTGATTTTATGAAAGATACCATTTGCCTGATTGCAGGCGTGATCGGCGGATTTATCGCAACGCTGCTTGGCGGCTGGGATTCTGCTCTTGCAACGCTTGTCGTGTTTATGGGCATTGATTTTGTAACGGGAATCGTGACTGCTGCGATGGGCAAGTCCAAACACAGCGAAAGCGGAACACTCAACAGTACAGCCGGCTGGGTTGGTCTTGCAAAGAAATTCTGTATTTTACTTATGGTGGTTGTTGGCGTGAGAATCGATATTCTCATCGGCACAAATTACATTCGTGATGCTGTTTGTATCAGCTTTTGTCTGAATGAACTACTCTCCATTATCGAAAATACAACTTTAATGGGGATTCCTTTCCCGCCTGCATTCAAAAAAGCAATTGATGTTCTGCAAAATAAGATGGGCAGAACAGATGATGAGAACAACAAGGAGGACGAATAAATGGCTATTTTAAGACCTAATACAACAACCACTCTGAATGGAGTGAAAATCAATGAGTATTTACTCACAAAACATAATCTCAACAGAATCGATATGCCCTCTGTTTCGATGGATGGCAAAATTATCGGCGTAACTGTCCACAATACCGAATGGATTTCCGTAGCAAGTGGAACGACACCTGCGGAGCAGTATACAAGAGCAACGGTCAACGGCAACATGAATGATGTCAGAGTTCACTATTATGTTGACAACGTATGTGCATGGCAAAATCTGCCCCACAGTCTGAGCGGCTGGCACGCCGCTGATGGTAGTGGCAATGGCAATCGTAGAACAATTGCGATCGAGTGCATTATGTCATCTGCGTATAATGTGACAGATAAGAAGTCTGAGGACAATTGTGCAAGATTGGCGGCAGCTTTGCTGAAGAAATACAATCTCGGCATCGACCATCTTTACACCCACACCCATTGGCTGAATGTCCGTGATGGACGAAACGGAACGATTGACCAGTTGAACACCATGTACAATCGGTACAAGATGTATCCACTCTACATTCTGCCTCACTGGGCAGAGTTTAAGAAAAAGGTACAGGGATATATGAACGCTGGTTCTGCTGTTACTCCTGCACCTGCGGCAAAACAGCTTTACAGGGTAAGAAAGTCCTGGTCTGATGCCAAATCGCAAATCGGGGCTTTTTCTTCTCTCGAAAATGCAAAGAAAGCCTGCAAGACTGGATATGCTGTTTTTGACAGTTCCGGCAAGCAGGTGTATCCTGCAAAGAAGTCCGTTGACGAAGTTGCCCGTGAAGTCATTCAGGGTAAGTGGTCAAATGGTGCGGAACGAAAGAAACGTCTGACTGATGCAGGTTATGACTACAATGAAGTGCAGAAACGTGTAAATGCTCTCATGAAATAAAATATCTCTTGATTCAACGAAAGCCATTGTATCCTTGACAAATTGTCCCGGATGCAATGGCTTTTTTTATTTTTTTACAAAAGGGTACGAATTCAACACATTTATTTAGACTATATGGTTGAGGTGAAATGATCATGAATATCAGACAAAAAGCTCAGATAGAAACAATGAAAAAGCAAGGCTGTACAATTCAGAAAATCAGTACTGAATTAAACGTTCCTGTCGGAACAATCAAGTCGTACTTATCACGCAGGAAATCTTTTCGACAATGTGAGTGCTGTGGAAAATCACTTTCCAATGCAAGTGCTCATATAAAACGTTTTTGCAGTGACAAATGCCGCATGAAATGGTGGCGTGAAAACAAAGAAGTTTCACTGAAAATGACAAAAAAAGTTTGCCCTGTTTGTAATCAGATATTTCTTTCTTATCCGAGCAAGCAACAAGTTTATTGTTCCAGACAATGTTCCGGAAAGGCAAGGTGGAAAAATGAATCGTAATATCATCATCTATCAGGTTATGGTTGAAATTATCAAAACCTGGCTTCGTTCAGGAAAGATCTCAAGAAAAGATTATGCGGAAATGAACACAAAAATGGCTGAAAAATACGGCATATCTTTGTCGGGTATATTCGTTGATAAATCTGAAAATCCATGCTAATATGGTATCTGAAAGGAGGAGGTTTACATGGAACGTTTGATACAAAAAATAGAACCTTCTGTTGATATTTCACATAAATTACGAAACGTTGCCGCTTATGCACGAGTATCAAGTGGTAAAGACGCCATGCTGCATTCCCTTTCTGCTCAGGTAGGATATTATTCCGAACTGATTCAAAGTAATCCGGAATGGAGATTCTGCGGCGTATTTGCAGATGAGGCAATTACAGGAACGAAAGAGTCAAGACCTGAATTTCAAAAAATGCTTGCTGAATGCAGAAAAGGTAAAATAGATCTTATCATTACAAAGTCTATCAGTCGATTTGCAAGAAATACCATAACTGTTCTCGAAACTGTAAGAGAATTAAAAATATTAGGGATCGATGTCTATTTTCAGGAGCAAAATATTCACAGCATTTCAGCTGATGGCGAACTGATGCTTTCCATTTTATCTTCCTATGCACAGGAAGAAAGTTTTTCTGCCAGTGAAAATCAAAAATGGAGAATCAGAAAAGATTTTGAACAAGGCAAGATCTGCAATATACGAATGTTAGGTTATCGCAGAACGACAAACGGCAGTTTGGAAATAGTGGAATCAGAAGCTGAAATCGTCCGATTTATTTTTTTAAACTATCTCAGTGGAAATGGAAAACTATTGATTTCCAATAAGCTGAATGAAATGGGAATTGCTACGATCAACGGCTGTGAGTGGACTACTGCAGATATCCATAGGATTTTGCAGAATGAAAAATATGCCGGAAATATGCTTTTACAGAAACGTTTTCGGGAAAATCATTTGACAAAGAGAATGATAAGAAATGACGGTCAGCTGCCAAAGTATTTTGTAGAAGAAAGTCATCCAGCAATCATAGAAAAAAGTATTTTTGATGCTGTTCAAAAGAAACTGGAAGAACAGCATCAGCGATTTTCCTCTTCAAAATCTGTTGTCTCATATCCGTTTACAGGAAAAATACAATGCACCTGTTGTGGAAAAAACTATCGGCATAAAACAACTGCAACAGGTAATGTTTGGATCTGTGCAACTTACAATACAAGAGGCAAAAAATATTGTCCCACAGCAAAACAAATTCCTGAAAATACGCTGATCTCTGTTTGCTGTGAGATACTGAGCATTACTGAATTTGATGCAAATATTTTTGAAAATCAGGTTGAAAAAATTCTTGTTCCCGCACCAAACAAATTGATTTTTCAATTAACAAACGGGAAATGCATAAATACCACATGGAAAGACCGTTCCCGTTCTGAAAGCTGGACAGAGGAAAAACGTGCTGCCGCTGCTGAATCATCAAAAACAAGGAGATGGAGAAAATGCCAAAAGTAACAAAAATTCCGCCAAGATTAAATCCTGCCACTTTTGCACCTTTGGAGAGTGTTGAAAAACGAAAAGTTGCAGGATATGCAAGAGTTTCAACTGATTCAGAAGAACAAAAAACTTCCTATACTGCTCAAGTGGATTACTATACGAAATTCATTAAAGAACGGATCGATTGGGAATTTGTCGGAGTTTATACAGACGAAGGCATCAGTGCAACAAACACCAGGCACAGAGAAGGATTCAACAGAATGATTGCAGATGCTCTTAACGGCAAAATTGATCTGATCGTAACAAAAAGTGTCAGCAGATTTGCCAGAAATACTGTAGATTCTCTTACAACGATTCGCAAACTGAAAGAAAAAGGCGTTGAAGTATTTTTCCAAAAAGAGAATATTTACACGCTGGACTCCAAAGGAGAATTACTGCTTACTATTATGTCAAGTTTATCTCAGGAAGAAAGCCGGTCTATTTCAGAAAATGTTACCTGGGGTCAACGAAAGCGTATGGCTGACGGCAAAGTATCTCTTCCTTATTCGCATTTTCTTGGCTATCGAAAAGGAAAAGACGGTATTCCTGAAATTGTTCCTGAAGAAGCTGAAATTGTGCGATATATCTACCGTTCTTTTATGGAAGGGAAAACACCAAACCATATTGCAGAATGTCTGACATTCAAACATATCCCAACTCCGGCAGGAAAAGAGATATGGTCACCATCCACTATAGAAAGTATTCTGACAAATGAAAAATATCGTGGTTCAGCATTGTTACAAAAAAGTTTTACAGTTGATTTTCTAAGTAAGAAAAAGAAAATCAACGAAGGCGAACTGATGCAATACTATATTCCTGAATCACATGAAGCAATTATTCCACCGGATGAATTTGAACTTGTTCAGGCAGAATATACACGCAGAAAAAGAATTGGAAGAGCCTACAACAGCAAAAGCATTTTCTCTGCCAAACTGGTATGCGAATGCTGTGGCGGATATTTTGGTTCAAAAATATGGCATTCGACAAGTAAATACCGCAGAACAGTATGGCAATGCAACGGAAAGTTTAAAAATGGTAAAAAGTGTATGACTCCGCATTTATATGAATCACACATCAAAGAAAAATTTTTAACTGCAATGAATCAGGTTCTTGCAAACAAAACTGAAATCATTGAAAACTGCTTGTTGTTTAAAGAAACATTTTTCAACACAGATATAATTGAAGGGAAAATTGAAAATATTCAAAAGCAAATGGAACAGCTGACAAAACAAATCAGAATGCTGATCCAAAAACAAAGCATAACGCCAATAAAAAGTGAAGATTACTACAGACAATATGATGGGCTTGTTATATCATTTGAAAAATTAAAATCCAAACAAGATACTCTTATTCAAAAACAGGATGAAATGGAAACCAAACTGAAATTCATCATGGATTATATAGAATTTCTAAAATCACAGGAAAATCTGATCACCGAATTTTCCGAAACACTTTGGTTCAAAGCAGTTGATCAGGTAACCGTCTGCACAGATGGCAAAATGATCTTTGCTTTTAAAGATGGTTCAGAAATCAAGGTTTAATGCATATAAATTAAAAAGTCTGCTGTCGGGTA